ATTAACATCTGCCATTATAGTTTGAACATTAGTAGATAGAGAGTTATTTCTGTTAAGAGAAATACTAAATTTTGTTGGTGTTACATTTACAGTACGTGTATGAGTTATCTCTGATATTCCTGCAGTAAACCCAAACATATTTGCTGCTTTATACAATATTTTTTTTCCGTTTGCCATTTTGTTATTCCTATTAATTTATAATTTATTTTTACTAATTATTAATTAGCAATTACAACGGCAATTACAGTTTGTATATACACCAATCTGGTTTCCGTTTCTTGTTAATACTGCTTGCGCTGCAGTAAGACCACAGTTACCGTTACCAGATGATCCGCAGTTAGAGTGAGAATCAAAGAATCCACCGTAGTTACTAAGGTTATTACCATATTGGGTTAAAAAGTATGGCCAGCCAGCTTGGGCAGAGCCAGCGATAGAAGCATAAGTAGCAGTACCAGCAGAACCAGAAATATTAGTAACAGTAACTGCACCTTGAGTACCAGTACTACCTTGAACAGATACAACTGGAACTGAAACAATAACATCTCCAGTTGACCCTTGGACAGACCAAACACTAGCAGCGATTACAGGGTTACCAGAAACACCATCACCATTGGTAACAGTAATACCACTTTTACCTTGGGTGCCTTGTGTACCAGAAACAATAGTGCGTCCAGAAGCAGTACCTGCTCCAGTCAATACTGCAATACCAGTAGCGACACCAGAAAGCGCAGATAACTGAGCACCGTATGCTTGTACATCAATATTAAGGCGAACGCCAAGAGTAGTACGGGCAGTAGAAGCATCAGCAGAACCAGCTAAACCACGCATATAAGAACTAAAACTATGGGTGGAAGCAGTACCTGCGCCAGTAAAATATGGAGCAGTATCAGCAGCAGAAGTAAGATCTTTTAGAGCCTTACCAGTTGCGCTATACGCTAATACATCTGAGTCATAAACAACACCCAAGTTTGTTCTGGCAGCAGCTGCAGTAGTAGCACCAGTACCACCCTTTAAGACAACTAAGGTTGCTTGTAGGTCAGTAGCAGTAGTAGCATTACCTGAAAGAGCAGCAGTAATAGTGCCAGCAGAGAAGTTGCCAGAAGCGTCGCGAGCAACAATAGTATTTGCGGTATTGGTAGATGCAGCGGAACGTGCACCAGAGTTAAACGTCAAAGTGTCCGAGTTTAAACCAGAAGCAGCTGCATACCCAGTAACAGTATTAAGTTTTGATAATACGTCAGCAGCAGTATAACTGGCTGCGGTCTGTCCGAGAGCAATTTGCGTAGATATATTCGAGAAGTTTGCGTCGACTTCAGCGTTGGTAAGAGGGCTACCTTTGGTAGATCTTAGCGTAATCGATGGAGCAGTTATAGATGCCATTTAAGTTTCCTTAGTCAGTCTTATTTAGTAGATACCAGCTGCAGAAGAAGCTGTTTTATATCCGATAATTCATTCTTTATGTTATTTATGTCTTCTGTATGTTGAGAAATTTCAGCTTCTCGGGCTTCAGTTTTTCTTTTAGAATGAAGGTAAATTTCATACTCAGTCCTATTATTATTTAGGATTGCTCCAGTAGCCGTGTCTCTGACTAGATTACCATGACCCTCAACTTTTAAAAAATTATTCATTATGGGCAAGCAATAACTCTAAAGTCTCTAATAATAGGACAAGCTGCAGTATTGGTAGAATTCATAATAATCTTAACCTGGATAGTATCAAATGAAGCCATACCTGTTAAAGTGTAAGTAATATCACTAAAAGTAGGGTCACCATTCGCAACCTTAACAACAGAAGAATCTGGAGTCATCAAAGTATATTTAGTGTTATTTAGTTGTTTACTATCACCAGTACAAGTTTTATAATAAACACTAACATTAGCCTCAGCTGGAATATTTGCAGATAGCATTACACGAGTATATGTTGAAGCATTTGCGAATTTAACTGGGGATGTTACATATTTACTTTGGGAAGAACTACCAACTGGGGCGATCTCATCAGCGAATAAAATTCTAGCAGTTATTGTAGTTCCAGAAACTGCATTCTCAGCTGTAAATGTAGTATTTAATGATAAAGTTGCAGTAGTTCCATCGTCATTAAATCCAGTAACTAAAAATGTTCCATTATTAGTAGAAGTCGTAGCAGAGGAGATTGTTACATATTTACCAATACCAATACCATTCATAGCAGTTCTAATAGCAGAAACCGTAGAAGTTAAAGTGCCACCTGTAGTAAAAGCAAATGCTCCAGTAGAATAACTAAATGCTGTGATATTATCAATTGCTGCTACGTTTGTATTTGTTTCAGTTGGTTGATTTAACTTATTACTAATTGCAATTAAACTAGAACGAGTAGTATCAATAACTGGGGATAATGAATCATTCACTGAATGCATTTGAACAGAGAAACCAACTGATTTTGCTCCAGCAAGATTTACACTTTCATTAGTTTCAGAAGCAATCATTCTTGGTGTATAGAAAGGATTATTCTGTTTAACCAAACATGGACTAAATGTAGAATCTAACACATAAGGGGATTGATTTCCGTCAGATGATTTACCAGAAGTAGTTTTAATACCAAAAGTAGTTGAAGTATCAGAGAACGTCTGCATCTGGATAGATGGATTAATGATATCGTACTGCACATTTCTAGATGCTTTTACATAAGTACCACCAGTATATCCACTTGTTGTTGCTGCATTAGAAACACTAAATGTATAACAGTCAGGATCTACATTACCAATAATATGAGTTGTATATATCTGAATTGCAGGGATACCATTAATTGGAGCAACATATTGATATGCAGAACCTGTTACAGCAACACCAGCATTCGAACTTAAAGTTAATGAAGTATTACTTGCGATAGCGGAAACTGAACCAATCAAAACATCCTGCGAATTATAGATTGCTGAACCAACTGCTAATTCAGTACTAAACGCAGTTCCAACACCAGTAATTGTGGCACTACTTGTAGAAGCTGTAATAGTCCCAGTTCCTAGATCATTAGAATTAACAGCAGATATATCTACAGTAGAACCAGCAGTCATACCATGATCATAATGCCATACACGAACTAATGCTGAACCAGAAACTGTTTCGAATGGATCAACGTCCAGTGTATCATATGGAAGAACATCATTAACAAATTCTATGTCGCCAACAACAGAAGTATCAAACATGGCTCTGTGGATAATAAATTTAATGTCAGCGTTATCATCTTGAGTCCAAGTAGAAGCATTCTGAGATTTAAACATTACACCAGCATATGGTTGAACAGAAATAGCTCTTCCAGATCCAGGAATTTGATCGCCCATATAAGAGATCCAAACATTATAGTCGTTTGAGTCTGACTGAAGAACAAAACAATATTCAGTATTATCTTGAACGTAAACTGGACTTTCAAAAGTAAATCTTGTTGGTGTGTCATAACTATGTTTCTGAGTGCCATCTGGCATAGTTACATAATTGGCAGATAAATTAACATCTACAGCACGTTTAGTCACAATGCTAAATGGAAGAATACTTTTGCCTGGGACTCCATTTACCATTTCACGAATTTGCAAAGTTACTGGCATAGTACTAGATTTAGTGCCAAAGAATACATCAATTCCAGTTAAGAATGCGCCACCCTTTTGCTGAACCAAGAATGACTGAGCAAGTGGATCGTAATATTGCCCTGTATAAGTTCTTGTAGTATTGTAGCGATAAATTGTTTGATCTGCAGTTACTTGTTCCTGAACAAGTTGTCCATTACGCACTGCATTAATAGTTGCTTGTTTAGTTTCTAATACACCATTAGCAACATAATTTACAATACCACGAGAAGTATAATCACCAGCATATGTTGATGAGTCTACTAATTTAAGTTCTCTGGTGCCAGTTCTAAAACGAACTGATTCAGAGTTTGGTATATTGAATAAGAACTCAACATCACCACCAGCAGTCGTAATTAATGTAGATGGGTTGGTAACAGAAACTACAGTTCCTTGTGCGCTACTTATAGAACCAGAAATAGTGTCACCAGTGGCAAAAGAACCTATAATATTTACAATACTTAAACAATAAGCATCATTTTCATCTAGATATCTATTTACAACTACAGCAGAAGCTGTTCCAGTATTATTGCTAATAACATCACCAGTATTTAAACAAACTTGGGAATCTTTCTCAATACGACGTTTAATTTCTCCAGCTTGACCACCTACGTTACTGGTATAGTCAAACGTGCCAGAAGAAGGAGTGTAAACAAGTTTAGATGCTGGCTTGCAATAAGAACTGATATCAACACCATCAAAGAATGGATAGAATTTAGTTTTTGGTTTTAATTTATGCGTTTGTACAAGAATATTTCTTGAACGAATATATGGAATAATTGCAGTTGAAATTACACGATCATCAACTTGCTGGTAATCTGTTTTTAACTGAAGTTGTGTACTTACACCATTTCTTGACTGACCAACTTGAGTAGCAAAAGTATCGTAACGAAATAGTAAAACAGCACCTTGACGTTCCCAATTAAAACTTCTCGCTGTTAGAGTTGGAGAGCCTGACCACTGATCTTCCCATGCATTCCAAACAGTACCAAGAACGCCAGCTTTTTCAGCCATAATTCTAACTGTGTCGTAGTTTCCCTCAACTTGTTGGATAACGTCTGGTGCACGGGCAGTTTCAAACCAGTCATCTGTAGGTGGGTTAAGTTTAATATCACCTAAAAAAGTAAAAATAGCAAATGGATTAATATTCTCTAAACGAGAAGCATATGTTTGAGTAATTAATGGTGTATTTGTGTATGGTAAAGTAATAATATCACCAGTCAACTGATAATTAGCATTTGCCCTATCAGAAGCATTAGAGAATTTTTCCAATAAATTAACATTATGCATTGTATAAAATGGACGCAACTGATTAGTGTTCATATCAATAGAACAGAAATAATCAGCAGAAGTTTTGTCTGCGAGTTTGCTACCACTAAAATTATCAACAACAAAACCATTTTTCATTCTATCAAGACCAGTAGAATCTGTAATCTTCATAGATTGAGTTTCTTGCTCTAAAAGAGATAGAGAAGTATAATATTCTAGATTATTAATACGTGTTTCTAATTTACCAATATCACGCATTGTGTAACGCTTGTTATCAAGTTTTACAATACGAATATTAGATGAAGTAGTACCAAAAGTGTATGGTTCTAATTCAATAGTGTAAAGAATCATGCCAAGAGCAGGATCTGCTGGGAATCCAGGTGTTAATGAAGGGACACCAGTAATATCAAATAATAAACCATTATAGTCTATTGCAAGTTTATCTTTTCTTGGCAGATAATAACTAAAATCAGCCACTACAGATTCACCACGTTTTGGGCAACCTGAAACTATACCACCTGAACCGATAAAGTTCTTAATAGCATTGCTTGATTTATTGGCAACACGTGGACGGAAGTCAATAGCATCTCTTAACTCTGGTGGAATTTGTTTATAGTCAATACCACTATATGAGTTTACATCAAAATAATCACCTGCTCCATGTTCAAAGTATTGATATGTTACTTTAATTGGATTTGATGGTGCCGCAAAAGATGGTTTTAAAGTTAATGTACCCCAATCATAGTGACTAGATTTCTGACCATTACTAAAATCAAAACGATCAGTAATATCAACAGTATAAGCACTGCCTGAAGGAGTTGAACCAAATGCAGAGCCTGGAGCCATTGTTATACTAACGAGTTTAAATATATCTGCTTTATCTAAGTAGATTATATTTGCTTGAGCAGCTATTGCTGTTGTAAATGTTTCTGTTGCATTTGTTAACGTCTTAGTCTTTTCAAATCCAGAACCATTACGAATAACTGCAGCAATAACTGTAATTGAACGACCAGATTGACCAGATGGTAATGTAATACTACAAGTAGATCCAGACACGTTAATTGCAACTGGAGTAATAATTGCACCACCTGCAGTAGAATCATTATCAACAACAATATAATTATCAGTTTCAGCAGCTGAAGCAAAAGTACCAGAAGTACTAATAGTTAATGCAGTTCCAGTGGCAGTTTGTGTAAATTTCTGATATGTATAGAAAGTTGTATTATTTGTTCCACCAGTACCAGCCGTGCGCATTGATTTAACACCATAATATGCTAATGGGAATACTAGACTTTGATTATCAGATTCTAAAATTTGAGTAGTGCAACGAGCAATAGTTACACCAGTAACAGTAATGCTAGCATCAACAGTAATTGTTCCTTGTGCGCTAACTGCTGTTACTTTGCGGTAACTACCTCCAATACCACCAATAAGGACTAAATCATTAACTTTTAAATCAGTTAAGAAAGATGTACCTGTTCCTGCTACTGTTGTAGAAGAAGCAGTTACTGAACCAATTAAAGGAGTAACTACTGGGTTGATATCTGCAGTAAAATTTAAGTTAGAATCAGAACGATCATAAAAAACAGATTTTACATCAGTATTAAATGCATATCCAGGTTTCATTTGAACATCAAATAAACCAACTTTATAGATTGCAGAATAACCGAATGGTAATCCATTATGCCATTCCATAAAACGAATTCTAGCATAGCCAACAACAGTTCCTTGCGCAGTTCCACGATTTGTTGAACCAGTAATATTATTATACAATACAACTTGATCTAGAGTATCTACAGGTGGTAAATTATTAATATTTGTTGCTAAAATATAATTACCAACAGTTGTATCAATAACAGAAGCAGTAGCTTGTACAGATGTTCTTGCTTTTGCCACAGGGATATATGTAACTGCAGTTTTTTCAACTTCATATCCATGGATATAACCCTTACCTGGTTCAATACCAATTGCAAGTTTTGTTTCATCACCATCAAGATATATACCACGGTTGTACATTGGAGCAGTATCGAATTGCCAATTAATACCAGTTGCTCCTGGACCATCATATGCAGTACTAGAAGTATGAGTTGGTGGGGTTGTGATTGAGGTGCCAGAATTTAAAGCAGTATATGTGTATCCATTATACGAAACAATATCACCTATTAAGTATGCAGTATTAGAAGCCCATGTGCTACGATTATTATTTCTGTGTTCACGAACATCAATTTCAAAGCCACGAACAGTATAGTCCCCAGATTCATCATATGTGCGTCGTGCTAATTCATCACCAAGTAAAGAATACTGTGTATTATCAACAATGGTTTTAATAGAACCATTTGTAACACGAATTAATTCTACAAAATTAGAATCTAGAGCAGAATCAATAGCAAGTTTTTTAAATGTTAAATCAATATAATAACGATGTGCGCCTGGAGCAGCATAATTAAAACTGTTCTGCGCATTGTCGAGTAGGGTTTCATCTTCTTCTGGAGTAATAATTTCTTCACTAACATTCAAACCAATACGATATGATGGCTCATCTGTATATTTGTCAAGAACAATAGTTTGAGTATCAACTAAACAGAAATGTCCATTAATATAGTAAACACCCTGATTGACTGTTGCAGTTGAACCTTTACCAACTGCAGTTAAACCAGAAGCTACTTGGACAGAGTATATGTTGTCTGAAGTAATTAATACTTCATTCGCAGCGAAAGTTTTTGTAGTAGTATTTGTACCAGATTGTTTGTAGCTGAGGTATAATGTAGTTGGATCATTATTTTCTGCGTTTTGCGTAACATCTACTGTTGCAATAACACCAGAGGTTTGACCAATTAAAGTTTTACCCTTTAATGCAGAAAGAAAAGTTTCAACAGCAACACCATTATATAAAGATGTTAGTTTTACATAATCTGCGCCACCACCAGTTTGAGTGACAGTTTTAACAGATGCTTGTCCAGGGATAACCATTGCGCCCTGTTTAAAAATAGCATCACCATGGCGTTTAATTTGATTTTGCAGAATACTCTGCATTTGAGTTAATTCGCGAGCCTGAACCGCAAAAGATGGGCGATAAAGAATACGGTAAAACTTTTTAGTTTCTTCGTAGTCGTCGTTATACGGTTCGGTATTGAAATCTAGCATTCTTTTACTCTTTAAGTTATTTGTTTATTTATGTTAGAAATGTATAACAGTTCTTAGAGTTACGTTCTGATCAGCAGTAGGGGTAAAGGCTACTTTGTTATCTATAAACAGCATATGTCCTGAATATTTATCTGCGTTTGGAGGTGTTACACCAGAAGCAGAGAAAGTATTTCCTGCAGAATTTAAGAACACGTTACCAACAACTGGAACTGCATTATCCAATGATTGTAATAAACAACCAGTAGATGTAAGAGCAACAATTCTAAACAGTGGACCAGTAGATGATCCAAGATTAACTGCCATATCTTGGGTAAAATTGTTCGTATCGATAAATCCAGTAATAACATAACAAGCAGAAGCAAGGCTACTCGCCAAATTACCATATGCACCGAATTGACGTGGGTTTTTAATAATACCCAATTGACGGAAGTCGTTATTTACAACAAAACCTTGATTGGTGTCTTTGGATACGTTACTATAGAACATTAATGTTTTAGCAAACATACCAGTAATTGGATCTTTACCATGACCACCAAATGGAGCCATTACCCCACGAGCAACAGCACCAGAACCACTACCCTGATCAAATGCTACTTTACACCAGCGATATCCAAGTCCATAATTTAGAACTTCAATTTTACGTATTGCACCATTCAACACATGAGCAATCGCCGATGCTCCAGTTCCATCACCAGTAATAGTAACAGGAAAATCTGAACCATAACCATACCCACCAGAAATAACTGGATATGCCATAATACGACCATCTGGTGTCAATAATTCTGTATTGGCTTGAAGTGTATTAATATCACCTGGAGAAAGATCTGCACTTATTTGGGCAGAAGTTCCATCACCACTTACAGTAAGGTTAGCATATGTATATCCAATACCACCATCATCAATCTGAACAGATTTAATTTGACCATTTGTTATTAGTGGAATTAATTTCGCAGCGGATTGAACACCAACAAAATATCCTGCAGCTCCAGTACCACCAGAAACTGGAGTAATAGTAACAGTTGGTAGTGCTGCATAACCAGAACCATATTTTAAAGTAACAGTACCAGTTGCGGTAACACCTGCATATTTTAAAGTAGCAGTACCATTTGTGGCAGTCTGCATTGTTGGAGTACCTAGTAATAATCCAGTGCCACCGCCACCAGTAAAGGTAACAGTTGGTGGGTTGATATAACCAGTACCACCAGAAGAAACTGTAATACTAGTAATTACACCTGAAGCAAAAGTAGCAACAACAACTGCAGTATTACCACCTGGAACATCAGGAGCAGAAACAGTAAATGTAGGCGAACTTGTATATCCAGTGCCACCATTTGTTACTGGAATTGTTGCAATTGCACCAGAAATAATTGGAGCAGTAGAAGCGTGAGTAGTACCAGCAATAGTTACTGTATAAAGTCTGTTTGAATAATAAATTTGCTGGCCAACTGTAACCGCAGTAGCTGCTGTCCATTGAGTTCCGAACGTAATAGTTGGAACTGACGTATAACCATCACCAGAGTTAGCAATGTAAATTCTTGATACTGAAGTACCATTCATAACTGCTTGACCAACGAAACCACCACTGCCAGACATAGTTAGAGATGGAGCAGAAGTATATCCAAGACCACCATTGGTCATTGCTATATCAAATACTTGGCCATTTAAAGTATAACCAGTAACTACACCACTAGCAACAGTTAATGTTCCAGTTGCTCGAGTTCCAATATATTTTAATGCTGCAGTTCCATTAGCAACTACGCCAGATTTGTGATTAGGTCCAGGAGAAGCCGTAGTTCCTGATACAGTACATTCGTATAAATTATTATTATATTCTACTTTTTGACCGAGCAGAATACCAACAGCATTTGTCCAAGTATTGGCTCCATTAAATGGAGGAGCAATTGTTAAGGTTGCACCAGAAGTATAACCAGTTCCACCAGAAGAAAGTGTTAATGACTTTAATAATAATGGATCTGATGAACGATAACCATCACCAGCTACAGTAATATTGGCAAATGTATAATTTTGTCCTGCATTATCAATTTTAACATTTAATAACTCACCACCAGAGTAAAACTGTGATCGAATTGAGTTAACGACTGGCATATATACGTCAGTCAAGAATTTATTGCGTAAAGCAATTGGAATACTATACAAGTATTTCCACATGTAACCATCTGGCATAATAACAGGATCTACAACAGTACCAACTGGTTTGTAAGTAGAAATCGCATTATTATTATTATCTAAAACTTTATACACGTTATAGTCATCAGTAAGAGCATAACAGTTAGTATCTTCTAGACGTTGTGCACCTGATGGTGCGATATTAACAACAGCAGTTGCGTTTGCAGCTGCGCCACCACCACCTGAAATTGTAACAGTTGGAATTGAAGTATATCCAGTTCCACGAGATGTTAAATTTATGTTAGTAATAATACCATTACTAACAACTGCCACTGCTGATGCACCATTACCACCACCACCAGTAATAGAAACTGTTGGTGTTCCAGAAAAACCATAACCACCAGCAATTAAATTAATACCTTGGACTTCAGTAGAATATTGATCATCATACATATCCCATATTTGACCAGTTACCCAGTCTTTTCTAGGAATAACGAAAGCCACATCAGTAGAGTTTACTTCTTTTAAAGTTATGATTTCATCTCGTGTTTGAAGTTCATAATTAAAACTATCAATTGGAAATGGTGGAGTTGCCTCATCAGTCCAACGAATAGTTTTACCTAAAAAGTAGTAGTAACGTGCACTACGATTTTGGATTTCATTATACACTGCGTCAGCAATAGAATTGTCTAACGGAGATTTTAGTAATGATGACATTTAGATTTCCAATTAGCTGATTGTAACAACCCAAGTAACAGCGATAGAATCACCAGCTGCTTTATTAACTACAGGGAATGTTGTGCGGCAAAGCATAGTACCAGCTGAAGAAGCATTTAATACTGCAGCCTCAGTAATAGCACCAGTACCAGTACCAGCAGGAAAAGTAGCGGTATAAGTAATAGCATTTGCGCTATTAGAAGAAGATGCTAAAGTAACACGACCAGCTTCTGTACCCAATTGAGTATCAGATGATGTTGGAGTTGATGTTGCAGTACCAATAGCCATATGAGACATAATATTAGCAGAAGTTCCAACAGCACGGGATGCTAGGTAGGTTTTACCTGCAGATACAACTAAATTTTTTGCTTTAATAGTTTCTTTAATATTTCCTTGACTATCGCGAAGAACAATTTCAAGTTCGCCAGTAGGGGTGAATGTATCGTGTAAGTTCATTATATCTCCTTAATTAGAAAGTTGTAGGGGTTCCAACATATGAACCACTATCATTTAAAAACCACCCAGCCTCAACGTATGGGTTAAATAGAATTTGTCCACCAGAATCTGTTGGTGAAACTGTAGAATCTTCAGTTGGTCCAGCTAGAGTAGCATGGTTACCAAGAGGTTTTGTGGAACTAAAGTATGGTAATGTTCTATTTAGTAATGTTCCAGTATAGTCTACAGTACCTACGGTATCATCATCTACAGATAAACCATCATTCAATGTGTGTTCATATGCAAGAGAATTAATAATTTTAGAGATATCTTTAATCTCTAAATTAGTTCCTGATGTTGCTGAATCTGAAACTGTAATAGAAAGAATCTTAATTAATGATTCAATTGCAGTATTAATAGTAAATTCATTGCGTAGATCATATTCACCAAAAATGGCCATGCCAGAAGGGTGAATTAAATTTTTAACAATCGTCTTATATGTGTTTAAAGATTGATCAATCTTAATAACATAAGAGAATGCTTGATAAAATTTACTATCTTGAATGTAAATAGCATCATCCAAGAAACCATCATTATTAACATAGTACCCTGGATATTTAGCAAGTGGTCCAAGAGATACTTTAATAATAGCAGGAGTAGTTGTTGTTGCAACTGAGTTAGCAGAGGTGATACCAAACTCTCTAACTGTTAAACCAGCATAAGTGCCATCCATAGCAGCAGGTCTGTAACCAGAAACGGAAGTTAAAGAACTTGATGTGGTTCCTGAATAATTTGAAGAAAGTGTTAGACTAGTATCTGATTCTACAGTTTGTACCTTATATGCAATTCCACTTAAAGTTATATAATCACCAAAAGATAATTGTGACGTAAAAGTTGATCCAGAACCAGTAACAGTAGGACTACCATTTGTAGCAGTAAGAGTTCCAGTTATAGTAAAATTTACTGGTAAGTTATAATCTGCAGTATTAATAGAACCGCTTTCTGCAAAACCAGATGTCTTTTCAGTAATCCCTAATGCAACCGATTTATTTGCGGGAGCAAGAAAACTATCAACACGAGAAATAATAACACCCTCAGTTGATGCATTGTCTTGTCCCTTTTGAGAAATTATTGAAGATGTAAAATCAGTAGTATAACCAGTTCCAAATTTAATAAATTGAGCCTGAGAAATACCGCCTGCTGAATCAACAGCAGAAACTTTCATAATACTTCCATATCCTTGGAAGTTATTAATATTATAAAGATCACCAACCTTAAAACCAGTACCTGCTTGTTCAACTGCTAGAACTGATGTAGTTGGTAAAATTAATCCATTAAATAATATATTATTATTACTATCCAAATATCTTAAAGTATCGCCAACAGAAATCGTACCAAAGAAACGGCGATCTAAAATAAACTCATATACATCATCAGAAATTCTAATTGCACGATCAACTTCAACTTCAACATACTGGCGACGATCAACAAGAACACGAACAATCTTAGTAGTAGTTACAACATCAACCATTTTACCAACGATTGCTTGTGGCGATCCAACTAATATTTTTACAAAAACTGAAACGTCTTGATTCCATTTACCATCAGAAGCACGTAGCATCTGTGTTGATGGATAGTTAACAGTAATATCTTTATTAAATAAAATTCTAAAAAGAAGTCTAAACGATGCTTCACTACCTTTTGCAAGATATAGATCTTTAATTCTCGTTATTAAAAATCGCTCATCAACAGTTGAATATGGTAATTTCTGAGCAAGTTCATTTTTAAAATATGTAATAAATGAATCAAGCGTTGTATCAATATCACGTAATGATATAGGATCTGCTTGAGTAGTTTCTAAAAATTCATAATATGCTTTTAGAAAATCAACGAATGTTTGATAATCATCCCTGATAAACTCAGGTAGCTGTGATGCTACTATCGATGAAACTTTAGGTCTTGTAATCATTATGAACGACTAGAAGTAAATGTATAGTTATATCCACCACGTAGGTCACCAGAAGCAGTTGGGTCAGGAATTGCTACTACTTTTAAATGCTCTGGAGGAATATGGGCAATTTGTGTAAGTGCGGAAACCACATCATTAGATAGTGGGCGAATAGAAAGTTCTAGGTCTACGTTTGCTAATGCAGTAATGGTTAAATTTTTAATATCAACAACACCATTCGCATAATCAATATTACCAATAGTTGGATTTACAATAATTTTAATACCATTAGTTCCATAGCGGAAAAGGCGAACATGCTGTATACCATCATCATCAAGATAATGAATTTCATCACTGCCTGCAATATAAAAACCAGTACTCTTAAATGATTCTTCTGGTTGACCAGAACTCCAAATTGGATTAATTAAATTAAGTAAGTATTGAGCAGATGTATTATAGCGAACAACTAAACCTCTACGCAATAAAACTGTAGTAATATTATTTGTAATTGCTGGATCAGAATTATCAATTAATTTACTTAATTTAGAGAATCTGAATACGCCATCAAACCTATCTAACTCATTAACATTATATGCATTAATAGTATTAGTAACAATACCAGCAATCTCAGTACCACTCTTAGCAGTTGCTTGTTCATTATAATATACTGTAGTTGTTACAGCAATATTAATATATTCTGGATCAACAATCACAGGAACAACAGAAACTACGTTTCTTGACTGTAGAATAGATGCTATCAACTGAGATTTTTGTGTAGTAGTAAGTTTATCTGCATCTTTTGGTTTAATACAAATATAAACTTTACCATAAACAGGTGGATTATTATCTTCACCACCCCAACAAGTAACAGAAGCAGCATCGGAAAATAATGCATAAACGATTGATTTATAATCATCAGGGGTAACGCAACGATTTTGAGAAGCATACATTCTCGGAGCATTAAAACGGATACTATCAATATCTTCTGCAGGTGCACCATTTGCTGCTGCACCAACAGTAACTATACTAATTTGGGCACTCGGTATTAATGTACTGCCACCATATGAGAATTGTCTTGCTGAATTTGGAGCATTTAAACTAGAAACAAAATAGTTCATATGAACAATATTACCAGGATCTAATTGCATTCCTAAATTACCATCACCAAAAGTTATTTCATATAAAGAATTGTCAATTTCTTTTACCCAATAACATTTAGTTGTTGAATCTACTCCAACTAAAGTATCTGCTTTAGCAAAAGCAGTATATACTGAGGAGGTTTGTGATTCTTGAATACGAATAGTTAATGTATTTAAATCAATATCTGAATTTGGGATAACGTAACGTGTTCCAGCAGAAACAGCAGTATTGAATGTTAATGGAGTACCTTCAATAATTTGTAAATTTCGGAAAACAAATATACCAGTAGAACTAGCAACAGTAACCGAACCAGTAGTATAGAAAGTATAGTTTGATCCATCAATTGTTGTATTGAATGGAGTGTATGCTGGAAGAGTTAGGGTTGTTACACCACTGGATGGAGCAGAAACAGTTAATGTAATAGTGGCTACTGAGCAAGTGGCAGATCTTGGTGAATAACCAAGCATCTTAGAAAGAGAAACTACGCTATTACGTTTTCTTGCTGAATCAAGGAACATTTCATTAATAGCAAGGTTATTATACAAAGCATTATAGTGAGTATTATATGCAAGAACATCTAACAGAACTGACATAGCAGAGCCTTCAAAATCGTAATCTTGAAATTCAGATTGCCCACTTAAGAAAGTTTTTAAGTTTGTTTTAATGTCATCAAAATCTAATGTTGTGACATTAATCTTTTTATTTGAGGTTGCCATTTATCGTGTTCTCTGTAGCGTTAATTCTAGCGTTATTGGAGCAGTCGTATTTAATATCGTAAACTCAATAGAAACATTAACAGTATTATCATCTTGTGCTACGACGCAAATAATATCAATAATTTGAACTCTTGGTTCAAATGTATTAATGGTATCCTGTATAGTACGTTTTAACATTGCGCCAAGGATTGGTGACGCTGGTTCAAACAATAACTTCTTAATTGGACTACCTATTTCACTGTGAAAAGGACGTTCATAATTAGCAGTTAAAATTAGATTTTTTAATGCGTTTTTAACTGCATCTTCATCATAGCGACGAGTAACATCCATCGTCACGGGATTTTTCGTGAAATTTAGATCTAAATCCGAGAATGTTCTTGTATTATTTGCCATATTCTTATTTAGGTTTATTCTATGAAGGAATTTGCAGATCCTTCAGCTATTGCGTCACCACACCCTATTGAGTCACCAATTCGTGCTGCAGCTTTGCCTTCAATATATGTTTTTGACGCTCCAGATGAAACATATCGTTCAGCTTGACTATGAGTAGTTAATCCGCAAACATGTGAAATAAATTGACAACTATTATCAACAACCCCAGCCAATATACCATTAAAATAGGTTTTTTTAACTGGAGTCTGAACCATGGCAGTTGGAGGAAAACATCCATGTCCTGTTGACATTTTACCTTTTTGGCTTACTGCTGGCATAAGATACCAATTCCTTTAAATTATTTAATCCTGGAGTCCAGTTTTTATCTTCTGCTTTTATGGTATAAGTCTGAGAAGCAACAACTTGATTATATGTTGGGCTAAGAAGAACTGTATCAATGGCTTCAGCCAAATATGAAAAAGTTTTACTTCTAACAGTATCTGCTTTAAATGATATTACCTCATAAACCTTATCTCGATTTATTGTTTCAAAAACCCCACCACCATTACCTAAAGTTGTAATAGTAGTGAAGTTACCATCTTTTGCTCTAGTTGTAAGAATGTCATTAAAAATACCTTTATAATATCCAGAAATAATTCCTGGATCTAATGGAGTTGGATAAGTACAACTAACTGTGCTCTGATTCGAATCTAATGCAGTTATTCTAACTCTATAATATATGTCAGCACCTGCTTCAACTGGTGGAGTAGCTGTTGGGTCAGCAACAGTTCCTGGAACATAAAATTGAATAGAGTGGGAGAAAGTAACTAACTCTCCATAAGTTCCAAGTAATGTTGCTGATGGAATCCATGTTCCCGAAACCATATTAGGCTACTTTCGCTGCAGGAGGAGTAATGGAATCAAGTAAAACATATTTACCCATAGAATAAGTTTTATCATTCAACATAGTAAATGCCATTTTTCTCTGAGAAACTCCATAACCCATATGAATCCAAACTTGATTATCAAATCGGTATTCTAAAATTAATTGATCATATGGTAAAATCTTTTCTAATGCTACTGCAAGTTCATATGTCTTTCTCATACGATCGGGTAATAATAGTGCTACGTCAATAGCAAACCCCTTACAATGCGAAGAGTTTGGTGACTCTGTTTTAATAACACCTTTTAAGCGATAACCAGATGTAATTTTCCATTGTTTGTCTTTGCCACCAATTCCACCTGGAAGAATTTCTAATGCAGGCTCAAGGATATTTTGACAAGTTTGCGCCAAATTACAAACAATCTCTTGAACTGTATATACTCGTATTTTTCCATCAGCCCCAGTTAATTCTTGATCAACCAGTTTATGTTTACCATTTAATCCACCATCCATTAACATACCTAAAGTAAAGTTTTTGGACATTCTATAATCATTAGTAAAGTTTGTAGTATTGTAAATAATTTTACAATCAGCAGGAACTGGTTTGGTAGCATTACCTGCAGCTGGTGCTGGATCTTCAGAGTTTGTTGCAACGGGTG